CGTCACGTTCCCGGCCTACGAGGACACCGGAGTCTCCGCGCGGCAAAAGCAGGTCGAGGAACACCGCGCCCGCCTCCTGCAGGCGCGAAAACAAAAACTCATCGAAAGGGTGAAGCGAATTGCTGAGGCAACTGGTCATCAGTAAGAAAATCGAGCAGCGCAAAAACGCACTGGCCGAATTGCTGGTGCAGGAGGAAGAACTGCAGAAGCGCAGCGAGGGGCTCGAAGCGGCGGCCAACGAGGCGCAGAACGACGAGGAAATCGCGGCAGTCGAGGAAGAGGTTACCAAGCTGGAAGCTCAGAAGGCCGAACTGGACGAGAAAAAGTCCAAGCTCCAAGGCGAAATCGCCGAGCTCGAAAATGAGCTGGAGCAACTGAATGCGAAGGAGCCGGCCAATACGGTCCGTTCCAAAACCAACGAAAGCGAAAGAGGTGCTGAGATGAACAGACTGCATGTTCGCGAACTGCTCAAAACCGGCGAATACTACCGCCGCAGCGAAGTCATCGAGTTCTACGAGAAATTCCGCAACCTCCGGGCTGTCGCCGGCGGAGAGTTGACGATCCCGGATGTCGTGATCAACCGGATCATGGACATTATGGGTGATTTCACGACGCTGTATCCGCTGGTCGAGAAAATCCCGGTGAAGGGCACGGCTCGCATTTTGATTGACACCGACACCAGCCCGGCCACTTGGATCGAACAATCTGCTTCTCTCCCGACCGGTGACGTCGGTACGATCACGAACATCGACTTTGACGGGTTCAAAGTCGGTAAGGTGACGTTCGTCGACAACTATTTGCTTCAGGATTCGATCATCAACCTGGACGCCTACGTCACGCGGAAGATTGCCCGGGCCATTGCAAAGGCGCTCGACCAGGCGATCCTCAAGGGCACCGGCGCGGCGAACAAGCAGCCGACCGGCATCATTCCGTCGATCCCGGCCGGGAATCAAAAGACGGTCGAAGCCGACGCAAACCTGCTGAAAAACCTCGTCAAGCAGATCGGCCTGATCGACACCGGCGACGAAAGCGTGGGCGAAATCGTCGCTGTCATGCGTCGTCAGACGTACTACAACCGTCTGGCTGAATTCAGCATCCAGGTCGATTCCAACGGCAACGTGGTCGGGAAGTTGCCGAACCTGCGGCAGCCGGATCTGCTCGGCCTGCGCGTGGTGTTCAGCCAGTTCATGGACCCGGACCAAGTCTTGTTCGGCGATTTCTCGCAGTACACGCTGGTCGAACGCGAAAACATCACGATCGACCGCAGCGAGCACGTGAAGTTCACCGAGGACCAAATGGCGTTCCGTGGCAAAGGGCGCTTCGACGGCAAGCCGACGAAGCCGGCCGCGTTCGCGCTGGTCACGATCACCGATCCGGTGCCGGAGGCGTAATCGATGGCAAAGGTGTTGAAGGACTTTCGCTGCAAGGTTACGAAGCGCACATACCGCGCCGGTGACGAGTACGACGGCGACCGTGCGGAGGAACTGCAGGCGCTGGGGTATGTGGCGGCCGACGAAGGCGCCGGCATCGAACCGACGGAAAAGCCGCGAAAGCGCACCAAGCGCGATGACAGCGGGTGACGCCCATGGACGAACAGCAAATCCTCGCGTTGGTTAAGGCGCGGCTCGGCATCACGACGGCGGTCAGGGATACGTACCTGGCCGCCATTATTTCCGGTGTGGTGCGGGAGTTGGAGCATGAAAAGGGGATCGCGCTCGACCCGGCCGACATGAATCACGTCATGTTCTGCGTGGACTACGCCACATGGCGCTACCAGTCCCGCGATGCGCCGGGGGACATGCCGCGGCATCTCCAGTACCGGCTTCATAACCTGATCATTTCGGCGGGCGGTGGTGCCGGTGACGTATGACCACGAGCTGACACTGATCGGCCAGCAGATCGAAGAGGACGAGATCGGAAACCAAAAGCCAGTCGAGACCAGGACGACGATCCTGTGCTCGGTCAAGTCGGCCGGCCGGAATGATTTCTATAGCGGAGCCGCGGCGGGCCTGCGGCCGGAGTACGTCTTCACGGTTCACGCCTACGAGTACAGCGGCGAGCGGATCGTGGAGTTCGAGGGCAAACGGTACCGTGTGATCCGCACATACCAGACCGGGACCGAGGAGATCGAGCTCACGGTCGAAAGGGTGATCGGCAATGGCTAGCATCAACATCGACAACCTCGCCGCCGAAATCACGCTGGCCGTGAAGGAGTACACCGAGGACGTGTCAGCCGCGATCGAGCAGGAGGCCGATCAGACGAGCCAACGTTTGGTCAAAGAGATTCGCGCACGCTCGCCTCGCCGGACTGGAGAGTACGCGAAAGGCTGGACTCGGAAAAAGATGGGCGGGGACGGCGAGATCCGCTATGTCGTCTACAACCGCGCCAAACCGTGGCTCGCCCACCTGCTCGAGTTCGGCCACGCGAAACGTGGCGGCGGGCGTGTCGCCGAACGACCGCACATCCGTCCGACGGCTGACAAGGAAATCGAGGCGTTTCAGAACCGCGTCCGCGCGATCATCCGGAACGGAGGCTGATGCGGCATGACGCTGGCCGAGCTGAATCAAGCATTGAAGGCGATCGGGTATCCGGTCGCCTACTCTCATTTTGTCGATACGCCGCAGAACCCGGCACCGAAGCCGCCGTTTATCACGTACCGAGAAGCGTACAGCAACGACCTGATTGCAGACAATCAAAACTATGTACCAGTCTCCAACGTGCAGATCGAGTTGTACACAGACCAGAAAGATCAGGCGGCGGAGGCGGCCGTCCAGAACAAGCTCAAGGAGCTCGGACTGCCGTACTCGAAGATCGAGACGTACATCGAAGACGAGCGGCTGTTTCAGGTCATTTATGAAACTCAATTGATTGGAGGGTAACAGAATGTCCCAAAACAAAGTGACTTTTGGACTTGAAAAAGTCCATATCGCCTTTTTCGACGATCAGACGGCGCAACAGCCGGCGTGGGAGACGCCAATCCCGATTCCGGGCGCGTTGCGATTCACGCCGACCGCCGTCGGCGAATCGACGAACTTTTACGCGGACAACACGCTGTACTTTTCGTACACCGCGAACAACGGCTACACGGCGGAACTGGAGATGGCGAACGTGCCGGACGCGATTCTCGCGGAGATGCTCGGCTGGGAAATCGACGAGAACGGCGCGCTGATCGAGGTTTCCGACGCGATTCCGAAACACTTTGCGCTGATGGCGCAGGTGCAGGGCGACAAGCGCAACCGCCGGTTCGTGTACTATGACTGCGTCGCGTCTCGCCCGGCGAAGGAAAGGCAGACGAAGGCGGAGTCGATCACGCCGAACACGGATGTGCTCAACCTGACGATCAGCCCGATTGAGATCGGCGGCAAGATGATCGTCCGGGGTGAGATGGAACTGTCGGACACGAATCAAACGGCATATAACGGCTTCTTCAGCGCGGTTTACACGCCGTCATTTACGCCGGAGGTGTAACACATGCGCGAAATCACGATCGGCGACAAGACGCTGAGGCTCATGGGATCGGCCCTGAGCCTCCTTTACTATCAGCAGGAATTTGGCCGAGACCTGCTCGGCGATATGGTCGGGATGATGACGGGGCTGGCCGGTTTTCAGGCTATCACAAACGGCGGAAAGGTCGACCCGTCTAAACTCGATTTCAGCCGGCTGGATTCGGTGGCGATCCTGCGCCTGATCTGGACGCTGGCGCGGACGGCCGCCGGCGTGGGCGGGCAGTTCCCGTCTTTCCAGCGGTGGCTTGAAGAGCATGAGGACATCGACATCTTTGACCCCGATCTTCTGACTGCCTCAATGGAAGAGGCGACGAAAATCTTTTTTCGTCGAAACAAAACCGTGGCACCGGCGGCCCAAAGGTGACACGCCGAACCGTGTCGACCGCACGGACATCAATATCCTGGCATTGGCACGGCGAATCGGGCTCAGTATGACTGAGCTCGACTTGCTGACTATGCAGGATTTTTTTGATCTGGTGTACGCCTACATGGGCGACGATCCTGACGCGCCGCGAGAGGCGACGCAGGAAGACATTGACGCATTCTATCGCATGTAAGGGAGGGTGAGTAGACAGTGGCAGAAACAATCCGTGGTATCAATGTTGTGATCGGGGCCGATACGACCGCGCTGTCGAAAGCCCTTAGTGATGTCAATAAACGGTCCCGAGACATACAAAGTGAACTCAAGCAGGTTGAGCGGTTGCTTAAGCTCGACCCATCAAATACAGAGCTGCTGGCGCAGAAGCAGAAACTGCTCGCTGACGCGGTCGAGAATGCCCGCGAAAAGCTGGATCGGCTGCGTGCCGTGCAGGAGCAGGTCAATGAGCAATTCCAGCGCGGCGAGATCAGCGAAGGGCAATATCGGGCGTTTCAGCGCGAGGTTGCGGCTACAGAACAGCAACTGAGAAGCCTGGAACAACAGCTTCGCGACATGGAGCCCGCGGTCAAATCGCTCGGTGAGCGTATGCAGGAAGCCGGCGAAAAAATGAAGTCCGCCGGGGAGAAAATGACCGACGTCGGCAAAAAGATGAGCGTCGGTGTGACTGCTCCGATTGCGGCCGCAGGCGCGGCGGCATTTAAGATGGCCGCTGATCTGAACGATGCTCTGGGCGCGACGGAGCAAATATTCGGAAGCGCCGCGGACGCAGTCAAAGAGTGGGCGGATCAGCTCGAGAGCTATTACGGCATCGCTGAGGGAGAGGCGCTCGAGTATGCCAACATGATGGGCTCGCTCCTGCAGAACATCGGCGGGCTGACCGAACAGGAGGCAGCCCGGCAAGCGCAGACGCTGGTTCAGCTTGCCGGCGACTTGACGGCCATGTTCGGCGGTACGACTGCGGACGCTGTGCGAGCTCTTACCGGCGCGCTCAAGGGCAATAACTCGATGCTCGACAATTACGGCATCGCGGCCAACGAGGCCCTGATCAAAACGAAAGCGCTGGAGATGGGGCTCGTAGAAGAAGGTGAGCAACTGGATCTGGCGGCGAAGCAGGCCGCCACGCTAGCACTCATCATGGAACAGACGACGGCTGCGCAGGGGCAGGCTGCACGCGAGGCGGAAGGCGCCTCCGGCTCCATGCGGGCGCTCACGACCGAGCTGAAGAACCTCGCGACGGATGTTGGCGAGGTACTACTCCCGGTCATTACGCCGTTTGTGCAGATGCTAGGCGACATGGTTCGGGCTTTTGGCGAACTTTCGCCGACGGCGCAAAAGGTGATTGTCGCCATCGCCGGGATCGCGGCGGCCGTAGGGCCTTTGTTGATCTTTGTCGGTAATCTGATCAAAGCCGTCGGAACGATCACTGCTTTATTTGGCAGCATGTCTGCAGCGGGAACAGCAGCAGCAGCGGGAACAGCAGCTGCAGGGACGGCGGCCGGCGGGGCTGCGGCCGGTTTTACGGCGCTGCTCGGGCCGATCGGGCTGGCGATTGCGGCAATTGCCGCGCTTGCGGCCGCGGCGTACTTGATATACAAGAACTGGGAGCCGATCAAGAAGTTTTTAACGGAGCTGTGGGACGGCATATCGTCGTATCTGTCTCAGGTCTGGCGCAACATCTCGGACGGTATGACTAAAGCCTGGAACGCGCTGTTGGACAGGATCCGCCCGATCCTTGAGGGATACAAGACGTTTTTCTCGGGTGTCTGGGACGCGATCAAGAACATTTTTGCCGGCGCGCTCCTGCTGATCATCGACCTTGTGACGGGCGATTTCAGCCGCCTGAAAAAGGACGCTGAGGCGATCTGGAACAACCTCAAAGATGCGTTCCGGCGGATCTGGGACGGCATCCGGCAGGTATTTAGCGGCGCGCTGGATCTGCTGAAATCCAATTGGTCAGCAGCGTGGAACACAATTAAATCAACGGCCGACAACATATGGCAGTCGATTAAGGACGGCATCCAGCGGGCAATCGACTGGATTAAGACCCTTCCGTCTCAGCTCACGCAGCTTGGTAAAGACATGATTCAGGGTCTAGTGAACGGCATAAAGAACATGATCGGTAGTGTCGGTAGCGCCATAAAGGACATCGCCGACAAGATCACGGGCGGACTGCGCGACTTTTTGGACATCCGGTCGCCGTCTCGCGTCCTCATGCAGCTCGGCGAGTACACGGGCGAGGGTTTCGTGCGTGGGCTCGAACGCAGCATTGATGCTGTACGGCGCGAGGCGGCCGAGATGGCCGCGGCCGTCACGGGTGGTCTCAGCGGACTGTCGATGCCGGGGGTCGCGGTGGCCGGCGGCGCGGGCGCGGCGCGCGTGACGAACGTCAGCATGGAGGGCATGTTCGCCGGTGCGAATTTCTACGTCCGGTCTGACGCGGACATCCAGGCGATCGCGCGCGAGCTGTATGGCATGATTCGGACGGCGGCCAGGGGGGCGATGTGATGTACGCGACGAACTACGGCTTTACGCTCGGCGGAAAGACCGCGAAGGAGCTTGGCATCATCATGCTGCGGTCCAGCCAGCGGCCGGTACTTCCGGGCACCGTCGACAGGACACTCGCCATCCCCGGACGTCATGGCGCTTGGGACTTTGGCGCGGACCTCGCCGCTCGCCGATTTGACCTGGAATGCGCCCTGATCGCGGATGACGTGGCTTCGCGGGAGGCGGCGATCTCCGCCCTAGCCGCGCACCTCGTCGACTCTACCGGCCGTCCGCGGGAGCTGGATCTTATTTTTGACAACGTGCCGGACCGGAAATATCGCGTCCGGTACTCCGGGACGCTGCCGATCGACCGCCTGGCCAACACCGGGCGGTTTACGCTGCCACTCGTGGCGTTTGACCCGTTTGCGACCGGTCTGCAGGAACAGCTTGTTGAGGAAGTCGTCTCGGAATCGCCGCATATGATCCAGCTTACCACCGATGGAAACGTGCGGACGTCTCCGGTTATCGTGCTGTCAAATGAGGGCGCGACGACGATCACCAATTTTAAAATCACAAACGAGTACAGATTGGAGTGATGAGCATGCCTCTTTCCAGTGTTCGCGCAGCCGCGATTTTGGATCAGGAGTTCCGGACCGGAACGGTTTACCTCGCGCTCTATACATCGAACCCAACGGGGGCTGACACCGGCACGGAGGTGTCCGGTGGTGGATACGCACGGCAGCCGATCGAGTTTTCGGCGCCGGCTGACGAAGGAGGAAAGCAGACAATCAAGAATGCCGCAGAAATCCGGTTCCCCGTTGCGACGTCTGACTGGGGGACCGTGACGCACATCGGCATCCGAACGGCGGCAACCGGCGGAGACTTGATCGCATATGCGGCGCTGACGAATCCGCGCACAATCTTGGCCGGGGACAGGTTTGTGATCGACCTTAATAACGGCGTCGTGAGATTGGCATGATGGGCGCGTTTAACCGGCTGCCGTTCAACCGGGTTGCCTCGGTTGACATATTCGGCGGTTTTGTGATCGAGGTATCCGGTGACATGCTGGTTTGGGCGAACATTGAAGCCCACGGCGGGTTTGTTGCCGATCTTTCTGCCGACGTCGTTTTCGAGGCGTTCCGCGAACAGTTCGGCCGGTTCGTTCTGGACGCGATCAGCGAAGTGGACTTTTCGGCCACCCGCGAACGCACCGGGCGCTTTACCGTCGAGGCAAATCTCGAAGTGAGCTTCTCCGCCGGCCGGTATCACGTGGACAGCATCGAATTTACGGGCGAATTTAAGCCCGGCGACCAGATCGTAATTGATGCTGAAAAACTGCGGCTGACACTCAACGGAGAAAACGCCCTTCATCTGATGCGGGGCGATTTTTTCGACCTGATCACTGGGAGAAATGAACTGGTTTACACCGACAACCAAACCGGCCGAACCGTCCGGATGAGGATCACATTCAAAGACCGGTTTGTGTAGGAGGATGACGCATGCGTAAATCATACGTGACCATCTACGACCTGCAAATGCGGAAGGTCGCCTATTTGGAGAACGCATTTGGTATCGGCTACGAAACGCCGCTGAACGCGCTGTGGACGGCGCGGTTCAGTCTGCCGGCGAACGACTCGAAGAACACCGAGTGCCAGCCGCTGCGGTTTGTGGAAATCTTCGATGGTGATGAGCGCGTCGATCTGTTCCGCATCCTCCCGAACACAGCACGGCGGTCTAGCGACGGACAGACCATCACGTATGAGTGCGAACACGTGCTGGCGACGCTGATCGATGATGTACTGTTTCAATACCACCAGATCGGGAATCTGGGCGTGTACACGCGGGACGTGCTGGCATACATTCTGTCCAAGCAGACCGTCCAGCGTTGGGCTCTCGGCACGGTCGCTTTCGCCCGGCAGTTTGAATACAGCTGGGAAAACGAGAACCTGCTGGCGGCCGCGTTCAGCGTGCCGAAACCGTTTGCTGAGGAATACATGTGGACCTGGGACACGTCGTCCTACCCGTGGACGCTGAACCTGGTGGAGCCTCCGGCTGGTGAGCAGGCGTACATCCGCTATGGAGTGAATCTCCGTGGCATCGAAAAGCAGACTGATCCGACTGACCTTTGCACGCGGCTGTATTGCCTCGGATACGGCGAAGGAGTGAATCAGCTCACGATCGCCGAGGTGAACGGCGGAAAGCCGTACCTCGACGCCGATACGCAGGCGCAATACGGCATCATCAGCCGGATTTTCGTTGACCGCAGATTCGAAAGTGCGGAGACCCTGAAAGCACGCGGAGAGGCGCTGCTAAACGAGCTCAAGCACCCGCGCATTTCGTACCGGGTCGATGCGGCGGAGCTCTACGCGCTCACAAAAGACCAGCTCGACCGGTTTCAGGTTGGCGCCCAGGTGCGGGTGATCGACGAGGAGCTCGGCGTGGACATCATCAGCCGCGTCGTAAACCGTCGCCGGGCGGACGTGACCGGGGCGCCCGGAGACGTGGAGCTCGAGATCGCCAACCGGCCGCAGGACATCGCGGGGACAATCGCAGAGCTGCAGGATCGGCAGAGGATCAATGAAGTATATGCGCAAGGAGCGACGAATTTCGATTCGCACGACTTCGCAGATAACTGCGACCCGACACATCCGGCCGTGTTGAAGTTTTATGTTCCGGAAGATACGGTTCGCATTAACAAGGTTCTGCTTTCCTATCAGGTGGAGGCGTTCCGAGCGTACGAACGAGCCATTGCGGCCGCGCCGGCGACGACGAGCGGGCCGAGCAGCATCACGACGACGGGACCGAGTTCCATAACAACCACGGGACCGAGTAGTCTAAGGACAACTGAACAAAGCTATGTGTTCGGATCGACGGAATATGGATCGATTGGGTTCGAGCCGAACAACTGGATTTCGGGAGTGCATTCTGTTAGCGGAAACCATAACCACGGCATACCAGACGGAACTCGACTGATGACGGCAGACGGCGGAACGGTTACGTTTGTTTCATCAGGCGCCCATACCCATGATGAAAAATTTCATATCCACAATTTCCAGGGTGCGCCACACACCCACGGCATGGACCACACACACCAAATGCCGCATACGCACGACATGCCGCATACGCATACGATTCCGAGCCACACCCACGATATCGAATACGGGATTTTCGAAGGCCCCATTCCGACGGCGCTTACGGTACGGGTGGATGGGAATGTCGTGCCCGGGCTCGGGACTTCGGCAACAGACGTGGACATCGTGCCGTACCTGGCGAAGGATGAGAGTGGCCGGATTCAGCGAGGAACGTGGCACACAATAGAAATCGCCCCAAATAGCTTGGGGCGCATTGTGGCCAGCGTCGTGACGCAGATTTTCGTCCAGTCGCGTGGCGGCGGGAATTACTGATTAAAGAATTGTTCGGCAAACGATCTACGAATGTACCGCATCCCGTTTTTGAGGATGAGGTCATTTCCGTTTTCGTTTGTTACGAGCAGGTCGCCGACAATGACCTTCGGAATAATCCAGGATTCGGATTTATCTCCATACACCAATTTTATTTGGCGGGTGTCGCTCGTAGGATCGGCCCCGTCGGGGATGCCGACCTGGAACTGAAAATCATAAGTCTTATTCAGCTCCCAATTGGAAACCCATTCGTTGGGATCTACATCGATGACCTGCGGATCAACAATCGGCGCCGTGTCGGTTTCGTTTATGACGTTCACGTTATCCAGAGTGCTCACGCTGCCCACGTCCTTTTTGGTTTGGTTTAAGATGATCGTCTTACCGTCGGCCTTGTACGTAACATCATAGCCCAGGCGATTGGCCGTCTCACGTACGGGCAGATACGTCGTGCCCTTGTACGTGAGCGGCTCGATTTCCTGCGGCTCGCCGCCGTTTACGACCAGCACGAACCGCTCGAATGTCGCTTGGACAGTCTCTGACGCCGCGAACGCCGATGCGGCGGTGGCAAGCATGACGCCGGACACAAGGCCGACAATGAACATACGAACGCTTTTCAAGGGGGATCACTCTCCCTTTTTGCTTTTTATATATCATACCATATTTTGCCCCAATAGGTTTCAAGGAGGCGATCAGAGTGCAAACCATGTACCCGGGAATGCCCAACAGTCCGCAGACGGAGCTCGCGCAGGCGATCGACGACCAGATGACGACCATCCCGCTCGTCGATGCATCGAAGCTCCCGCCGGCGCCCAACTTGGCGGTCATCGGTACCGATGAGATGGCGGAAACGGTGCTTTATACGGGGGTCGAGGGAAATAATCTCACCGGTGTCACACGCGGATTTCAGGGCGCCGCGAAGGCGTGGGTGCAAGGCACGAAGGTGGCGCGGTATTTTACGGCTTATGACTACGATGCGTTGCGCGAGAATCTGGAAGATCACGCCTCCGCTACCACCGGCGCACACCCTGCATCCGCGATCAGTATTGCAGACGCCGGTGGGAATTTTACCAGCACCGACGTTGAAGGGGCGCTGGCTGAACTTTTTCAATCTGTCAGTGATGGGAAAGCACTTGTTGCCGCCGCTATCACTGACAAAGGAGTACCAACGGCGGCAAATGCCACGTTTCAAACAATGGCGAATAATATTGCGGACATTACGACAGACCGGACTGGGCTGGATTGGACACTTCGCACAACTCCGGCGGATAACAACTGGCGTTCCGTCACTTACGGCAACGGAATGTTTGTAGCGGTCGCAAGTACCGGAACCGGGAATCGCGTCATGACTTCGCCGGATGGTATCAACTGGACGATTCGCACAACTCCGGCGAATAACGACTGGCGTTCCGTAACCTATGGTAACGGCCTATTTGTGGCTGTATCTTTTAGCGGGACCGGAAATCGTGTCATGACTTCGCCGGATGGTATCAACTGGACGCTTCGCACGACTCCGGCGGATAACAACTGGTATTCCGTCACTTACGGCAACGGCATGTTTGTAGCGGTCGCAGGCTCCGGAACCGGGAATCGCGTCATGACTTCTCCTGACGGAATTAACTGGACACTTCGCACAACTCCGGCGGATAACGACTGGGTTTCCGTAACCTATGGTAACGGCTTGTTTGTGGCAGTAGCAAACACCGGAACCGGGAACCGTGTCATGACTTCTCCCGACGGAATCAACTGGACGCTTCGTTCAACTCCGGCGGATAACAACTGGTATTCCGTCACTTACGGCAACGGCATGTTTGTAGCGGTCGCAGGTACCGGAGCCGGGAATCGCGTCATGACCTCTCCTGACGGAATTAACTGGACACTTCGCACAACTCCGGCGTATAACAACTGGGTTTCCGTCACCTATGGCAACGGGCTGTTTGTGGCAGTAGCCTACGGCGGAACCGCCGGGAATCGCGTCATGACTTCTCCTGACGGAATTAACTGGACACTTCGCACAAGCGCAGCAGACAATTTCTGGCAATCCGTCACTTACGGCAACGGCATGTTTGTAGCGGTCGCAGGCTCCGGAACCGGGAATCGCGTCATGACTTCTGGCACGCTTGAAGACCCGACGCTGGCTTCGGAATTTGCCGACAGGGTAGTAAGACCGGGTATTAACTGGACGCTTCGCACAAGCGCAGCAGATAACAACTGGCATTCCGTCACTTATGGTAAAGGCTTGTTTGTGGCGGTAGCTTATAGCGGAACCGGGAATCGCGTCATGACTTCTCCTGACGGAATTAACTGGACACTTCGCACAACTCCGGCGGATAACGACTGGGTTTCCGTAACCTATGGTAACGGCTTGTTTGTGGCAGTAGCAAACACCGGAACCGGGAATCGCGTCATGACATCACCGGACGGAATTAACTGGACGATTCGCACAACTCCGGCGAATAACCTCTGGAGTTCCGTAACCTATGGCAACGGCCTGTTTGTGGCCGTAGCTTTTAGCGGGACCGGAAATCGTGTTATGACTTCACCGGACGGAATTAACTGGACGATTCGCACAACTCCGGCGGATAACGACTGGGTTTCCGTAACCTATGGTAACGGCTTGTTTGTGGCAGTAGCAAACACCGGAACCGGGAACCGTGTCATGACTTCTCCCGACGGAATCAACTGGACGCTTCGTTCAACTCCAGCAAATAACAACTGGTATTCCGTCACTTATGGTAACGGGCTGTTTGTAGCGGTCGCAAGTGGCGGAACCGGAAACCGTGTTATGACTTCGCCAGATGGCATTAACTGGACGCTGCGTTCAACTCCGGTACAAAGCTGGTATTCTGTTACTTACGGAAATGGCCTGTTTGTGGCAACGTCTGTTAACGGAATTGGTAATCGAGTCATGACTTCGCCAGATGGTATCAACTGGACGCTGCGTTCAACTCCGGCTGATAATAACTGGACTTCTGTTACTTATGGTAATGGTTTGTTCGTGGCTGTATCTGACACCGGAACAGGCAACCGGGTCATGACTTCTGGAGTAGATTTCTGACCAAACTCCGCCTGACGCGGGGCTTTTCTATTTGGGGGAGGGGTGGTTACCGTGGAGAACATTTTCAAAACACTTGTTGCGATCGGCGGCGCGGCCGCCTCTTATCTTTTCGGGGGGTGGTCGTCGTTGCTGTCGATCCTGCTCACGTTTGTCGTGTTTGACTACATCACGGGCGTGGTGGCGGCCGGGAAAGAAGGGAAACTGTCGTCCGAAGTCGGCCTGTGGGGCATTCCGAAGAAAATCGCCATCTTCGCCATTGTGGCCGTGGCGCACCTGGTGGACACAGCACTTGGTGACGCCCACCTGTTCCGAGATGCGGCGATCTTTTTCTATTTGGCCAACGAGCTTTTGAGCATTACTGAAAACCTCGGCCGGATCGGCGTACCCATCCCGGGGGCGATCCAGCGGGCGGTTGAGGTGTTACGTGGCAAGTCGGAGGCTGACGAAAAATGAACATCATCCAGGACTTCATCCCTGTCGGCCGCCGAAACCGTCCGGGAACCAAACTGACCGGCCCCAAATACATCACGATCCACGACACCGCGAACCCGTCGAAGGGCGCGGACGCGCTGATGCATGCCCGCTACCTGAAAGGCGACGATGCAGCGAACCGCCCGGCAAGCTGGCATTTCACCGTTGACGACCGAAACATTGTCCAGCACCTTCCCTTGGACGAAGTGGCCTGGCACGCCGGGGACGGTTCAAGCGGACCGGGGAATACATCCAGCATCGCCATTGAGATATGCGAAAACGCGGACGGCGACCGCGCAAAGGCCGAGGCGAATGCCGCAGAGCTGGTGGCGCACCTGCTCAAGCAGTTCAATCTGCCGATCGACGCGGTCGTCCAACACAACCGCTGGAGCGGAAAGCACTGCCCCCGTATCATCCGGAATCGGCCTGGCGGGTGGGAGGGGTTCCTGGCGGCTGTGCGAGCACGTCTCGAAATGAAAAAACCGCCTGAAACTGCACCCGCGCCGGTTTCGGGGGCGCCGGCGGATGAGATTTCGGCGTGGGCGCGCGAGGCCCGCGACTGGGCTGTCAACCGCGGCATTACGGATGGCACGCGACCGAAGGATTCCGTGACGCGGGAAGAGCTGTGGACAATGCTGTATCGAGCACTAAAATGAACGAACCCCGCCTGGCCGTGTGGCTGGGCGGGGATTTTATGTTCCTGATGTCAGGCAGTGTTTCTTATGTAACACGAGTAAACATTTTCGCATATTTTTGGATTCGTGTAGAATAATACATTTACGAAGGTGGTGAGGAAAATGTTTCCGTTCAAACCAAGTAAACAGGTTATTTTCTGGACATTGAATACTTGTGATACAAAGATACAATTTCCGGAATGGATGCGCCAAAATAAGCAATCTTTTAATTACCAGTCTGAGTTTCGTGTTGTTCTGGTTCAACATTAATTGGTTGAATTGGTTGAATTGGTTGAATTGGTTGTTGCAGGTGAGTGGGGAATTGTTGCGCTACTGCCTGTTGAAATACTATTTGAACATGAGATATAAAAGCAATTCCATTATGATTCTCAATAATTTTTGTAGCAGGAGTTGCTGTTAAAGTATGAATGCACGCATGATGAACAGACAAGATGGCGTCTTGTAATGCTTTATCATCCTCAATTGCTTTAACTTTTAGACCGATTTCTCTTGCTTTTGCCATTGATATATGCCGTTCATGAGAAAGTGTCAAAGCATGATTGCCTAACTCATAAACGATTCGATCAGCCTTAGTTTCAGCATCCGGGTCGTCTTTAAACATGCAGGTCATTAACCATTGTTTAACCATTTGATTTGACCAAGCTATTGCTTTTTCACACTCTCCTATTATTGTGGGACTATATTTCGCAATAAGAGGTTGCCAAATTGGTATTTTTCTGGGGTCTTCCAATATTTCCTTTACCGCTCTATTAAACTCCTCAATTATTCCGTGAGTTGGGTATCCCTTATATTGTGGGTCAATTGGTCCGAGACTCGAATGTTTACCCATTAATATTTCACTACTTGCACAAGCTATCATTGTTCCAGCCGACATTGCCAATTGCGGAACAATAACCCGAATATTAGTGCCAAAGAGAGAGCGTAAATATTCAACAAGTGATTCTGTAGCCGCAATGCTCCCTCCAGGAGTATGTAAAAATAAATCTAGCCCTAAGCTTTTGTCAAGCCCGTGCATCACAGTCATAAATCCGTTTTTATCATCATCATCAAGTACAAAGCCTGTAAATCCTTTTGTTTGCAAATCCGATTTTTGCAACCATCCTGAGTAGTAAACGATTACATTTCGACCTGTAAGTTCATGTAAGGCTTTAAGATATTTTCTTCTCACAGAATCATGGGCGTTTACATAACTATTTATCTCCTGAAGGATATCATTCCAATTGGGCATTTACTTCATCCCCTTTAGACTAACACCATCAGGCGTTTTAACGATATGGATCGTTTTGAATAATTCGTTGTCAGTATCTTCTAAAGTCGATGCACCAAAAGTAAGCCTAACTCGATCTTCTTTATGTTCTAATCCAAGCATTTTAAATATTTCATGGATGTCAGGTCGCTGAAAGTTTTTATTCATAAAAGGTCACCTCCACCAAAACCATTTTATTCCTATTGTAATCAAACAACTCCTGCAGCATCAATATGTAACTTTACAACAACGCAGAAAAGTGCTTGAATGCCGAACAAACATTCGTGCATAATAAAACCAAACACATGTTCCCATTTGGAGGGTAATACCCATGCGCATTGAAAAGTTCACGGGTCGATATGTCGAAATCATCTACCAGGCCGCAGACGGACGTCTCACCCAACGGACCATCTACGTCCACAGTGTCCGTGGTGGCATCGTCCGAGCGTTCTGCATGACGTCCCGGGCGCCACGAACCTTCCACGCGGATTCGATCCTTGCGATCCAGCCGGTGGTGAGGTCGGCGTGAAGCGTGTTAACAAGCTGACTGAGGGCGGCAATTTATTATGGGAAGCCAGCCGGATGATCTTGCCCGAGCACAAGGAGCGGATTCGCAACCGCCGAGACGAGGCGCGCCGGGGAGGAAAGCGGGAGCGGCCAGAGCTGGATGAGCAGGAATGGGAGCGGATCAACGAGGCGATCGCGCGGTCGCTACATGAGCACGTGTCGGTGCGGCTGAGGATCTACGATCCGTTCGGGGAACGGGCCGTATCAGGAGTAGTGGAGCGGGTGGATCGGGTCCTGGGGAGGATCCGAATAATGGGCAACTGGCATGATATGAGAGAAATCGTCGGGGTGGAGGATGACTAGGCGCTGGATTTTTAATTTTGCCAATCGAAACCGCTTTCTGTTAGACCCGAATCCGTGATCATCAACTGATGAAAATGCGAGAAAAAGCAGGCAAATACACCTCCGAAGGCGAATGACAAAAAAAGATAACATTCACCTGCGGGGTGTCATATGAAAATCAAGTTCGTTCGTT